TTATATGGCCCATTGTAGCTTCTCCTTTTTGTTCGTCTACTAAAGGTGAATCTTGATTAGTTGCATATCTAATCTCTCTTTGTTTTCCAGTTTTTTCATCAAAATATAGCAAAGCATGTTTTCTTGTGTGCCTTCCTGGTATTGTTAAAGTTAATGGTGATTTATTACCTTTTAAATAATAAGTTCTATCTTTGATTTCCCACTCTGGTTTTGTAGGTTTTACTGGAGTAGCAACTTTTGTTACCACTTCTTCTTGAGGTGCAACCTCAACTTTTTCTGCTTTAGCTTGTTTAGCCATAATATAATAAAATTAAATAGTTATAAAAGTAATAATTACCCCCGTTGATATAACGAGGGTAACAATTACATTAATTTTGAATCATTAGATTCCTTTGAATAATACAAAGTTGTTAGCAGCTTGAGTTACTAAACATCTTTCAGATAGGAAGTTTACTTCCATAGCATCAAGAGTTGAAGTAAATGCACCACCAGCAGAACCAGTTAACCAAGACTTCATTCTTCTGTCATCAGATTGTGAAGCTCTGTAACGTACATGTAAGAATGGTCTACGGATATTAGTTCCTAAAACTTGATCATATACTGTAGAAGTTCCAGCTGGTACTAATACACCTTCAATTGAATTGATACCTACAATACCACCTCTTGTAGAAGCATCATTTAAGTATTTCCAATCTGTTTTGTAAAAGTCATAAGAACCTCTTCTAAATCCTGAAAATCCAAGATTTAAAGCCATTTCTTCAGAATTTTCAAATAATCCAAAAGCAGTACCTCCAGCGAATCCACCAGAAATAGAAGCTAACATATCGTCAAAATCAAGAGATGTTTGTCTCTGTAGGAATAACATGTTTTCTTCAATTGCTCCTTGAGTATCTAAATTCTTAAGGATAGCATCAAATTCATCAAGTCCAGCAGCAGCAGTAAATCCTACTTCTACATTTCCACGAGATTGAATAGCAGCAAATAAACCTTCAGTTCCAGGGTTTGTACCAATAGTTCCAGCAATTTGATTATACTCACCTTCTACCATAGCCATTTCTAAGTGATCTTCAAAACGTAAACGTGTTTCAGATTCAGCTTTTAAATACCATAAGTATCCAGAAGTTCCGTCTTCAGTTGCAACTTCAACCCATCCAATTTGAGCCATATCAGATCCATTGATCACAAATTGATCACGAATAATAATTGGCGAATTAGAATACTGTGTAAAAGAAGGGGTTATAGAAACTCTTGTGTTAGCGTTTTGAGCACCAGCCCCTGCAGCTACACCAGCTAAGTTAGAACCTTTTGCGTAATCAGAACCGTATACAAATATTTTTAGTCCTGCATTAGCAACTCCAAAAGTAGCAACTATTGTTTGAGCTACTGGCGCGTAAGGCACAACAACAAGAACACCTGTTGTTGTGTTTGATTGCGTTACTAAAGCTTTTGCTTCAGCTCCAGAAGCGGGATCAAGTATAACAATAGTGTCATTTATTGAAATAACATTTACAATAGTAGCTCCAACTGGAATAGTAAGCTGATTAGCAGTACCACCAGCAGCTCCAGTCAAAACGTTTTGATAAGAGACGTGCAGTCTATTTTGTTCAGACCAAATTACTTGATCAGATGTCATTGGCATTTCAGCGCCAACCATTCTTAAAAAGCCAGACAACGTTCTGTTTCCATAACGCTCTACTTCAGCTTCGTATACTTCTGGTAGATATTGTTGTGCAAAATCATTTGCACCGTTGTTAAATTGTAGGTAGTTACTAGGCAGGAGTTGTTGAGCCTGCGAAGGTATTAAACTACCAAATTGAGGAGTTAAAGCCATAATTTTTTTTTGTTTTAGTTAAATTTTTTTGTTTTAATTTTTAGTTTTGTAGAATCAGCTCCTGATATTGCTTTAACTTTTAATCCATTTATAAATATATCTCCTTGAGTAGCTCTAGCTTTAGTGCTACTTAAGTTTTTTGAGCTATTTACAACGTCTTTAACTGCGTCAGCTTTTCCTTGCTCATAAAAATGAGCGGCAATCTTATCTACATTTTCAGCAGCGTACATAGCTTTATGATAACCTTTTGTGTCACTAACATTGCCATCTGCGTCAAGGAACTTCCCGACAAGGTTGTTAATGTTTGATTGGCTTTCTGCAACTTTATCACGATTTTGAATGTTGTACTTGTAATTTTTTTCACCAACTTTAATATCGAAACCTTCGAAATTATTGCCAAAATGATTTTTAGTACTTTCTTTAAATTGTGCGTGTTGTTGCTCAGCTGTTTCTTGCTGCTTATTATATCGGTTAAAAAAGTCCGTAGCTTTTTGTTGGTCTTGAGTAACGCCCGGTCTCAACTTGATCTCGTCGTAATATTTACTCTTTGTTTCTTCCAAATAGCTTTTGGCTTTTGCAACTTCTTCTTTAAACGCAATTCTTTTTTTGCGTGCATCTCTATCTTCGTCGATATCTTCATCAATAATAAAGTCTTCTAGTAACATATCAATGTCTTCACCTTCTAAATAAGGTTTTTCTTTTTTATAGTATTCTTTTAATAATGTAATATCATCTACTTGAGAGTAATCCGCATTAAGTCTGGTATAGTCCTCTATTGTCCCACCAGTTTCTTCCATAAATGAAACTAGCTTTTCAATATTATCAGGCAAAGCTTTACCAAGAATTCTTTCATCTTGTACTGCTTTTTCTACTTGAGCTTCAACTTCTTTAACTTCTTCTTCAGTTACTTCTTTGATTGGAGAAAACCCTTCAGGAGTTTCGTGGGACTCTTGTACATGTTCTCCCATCTCTGCGCTATCTCCGGATGGTTTTTCCACAGATACCTCCTTTGTTTCTCCGATTTGAATGGCATCTTCTTCTTGTTTTGGAATTATTACTTTTGTAACATCTGGTGGTAATTCAATTAAAGGCTCTTTAATATTTACCTTTATTGGTTCATTGCCTGATGTTGTTAATTTTTTAGGAGTTTTCTTTTTAATTTTAAACTCACCTTCCTGTTTAACAGGTTCATTTGTTTTTATTTCTGACATAATATAATATAATTAAATAATTGTTTACTTTTTACATAAGAGCAGGTATACCCTCCTCAGATTTATTTTCAAAGTCTATTGGCAAACTATCGTTTTTTCTTTGACTTATAAGTTCACTTTGTTGCGTAGCTTCCATTTTGCTACGAGTATCTTTACGATCTTCAATTTCTCCTTCTTTTTGTTGAGTTGTTTGAACATCTAATTGCTTAAGCTGCATGTCATACTGAAATTTAGTTTGCATTTTTTGTGCTTCTAATTTAGCAGCTATTTCCATACGCTGAATCTCCATTTGATTCTTAGATTGTTCAAATTGAACATTTGCACCCATTATAGCTTCTTGCTTTTGCACTTCAGCCATAGCAGTTTTTTCTGCTGTATCGGCTTGCGACTGCCCTTGAGCCGCTATATTAGCTTGTTGGTTTGCTTGATCTTGCTTACCTTTAGCTTTACGTTTTATCTTAAGCATTTGATTTGCTAGCTTAAGATTTTTAATATTTCTTAAATCTATAGCGTCTTCAAGATCAATGCCTCCTTGTTGTAATGCGACTTGTATGTTATTTTCTAATTGAGCTTGCTCTTCGTCATCTGGCTCTAGTTCTAAAAATATACCAAAATCATGAAGATTTAAATTTACTATTTCATCTAAAGTTTTAATGTTGTATGTAGATATAGAATTTTGTAAAGCACTTCTGGTCAATGGGAATTCTAATGCATCAGCTATCTTAAGCGCAATGTTTTCGGCTAGTTTAAGAGTAATATAAAGGCTAGACTGATTAATATGCCTAGTCGCTACATTAGATGCGTTAGCAGCCATCTTTTGAAGCCCTACAAGCGAGTTCTTATCCATAGCAGTACCGTCTCTAGCTTCGTTAAGCCCGGTTACATCACGTATCATTTGTAAATAATATTGATACGTTTGTATAAGAGCATTAATTTTAGCTTGCCCAGATGAACTGTTAAGTTCTTGAATAGGCACTTTACCTGGATTCATATCACCGTCTTGAGTAAGTGATCTACCAACTATCGAACCTGTTTGGAAATACATATTTAATGCTTCCGCTGGATTATAATTAGTTCCGTTACCTAAATCAACTTCTGCAAGTCCATCCATATCTAGATAGACACCATCTGGCACCATACGAGATAATACTTGTTGCAGTTTTAAATGTGTTAACTGAATCATATCAGCAAAGCCGACACATTTACTTACAATAGATTCAATACGGCCTTTGTACATTCTTGGTGCACATAAAGCATAATTCATTTCTACTTTAGTTGTATCAGCCGTAGGCCTAGACATGTTTTCTGCTAGTTCCCACTTAATCATTTCATTAGAGCCTAATACTTTAGCTCCATTATATAAAACTTCAATAGATCTTGATACTCTTTCAAAGTTATCATTTTCTGGTGGATTAAATGAATCCGGCTTTTCTAAAGCTTTTAATAATCCTTGAGGAGTTTCTTTTATTTTAAAAACTTGATTGTGATATGTTTTGTAATCAAAGTATAATACTTGAACTGTATTTTCGTCGTAATTACCCCAGCCTGTTACATACTGGCTGTTACCTGGCATTGACTGTATTCTTTCAAGTTCTTTTTCTCCAATGTTCGGAAATTCTTTTTTAAGCTCAGGTATTGTTATAGACTTTACTTCACCTACATAATATACATCATCAAAGTTTGGATCTTCAGTATAAGAATAAACCACATAAGCCGGGTCTACATAATCAACTGTAATTCCTTCTGCTGTGTTAAAGCTAGTTTTAGCTACTGCTATACCTAATACAGTTAGATCCATATTTAATCTTCTTCTAGTAAGATCAAATTTGTTTTGAGCAAGCACGGACGCTATAGCTTCTTCTTCTGCTATTTCTACAGACTGCTTGTAGCTTAGTTGCATGTGCAGCTCTAATTCGTCTTTAGACTCAGGTACTGTATCAATGTTAGGAGTTTGGTATAAATTAATACCTAAAGTTTGCTGAAGACTATCTAAATATTCTTTAGACACCATATCCTCGTAGAGCATAGAGGCATAGTCAGTTCTTTTCTTTATAGAAGATGGATCTTGAGCATAAGCTTTAATATCGTAAGCTTTAGCTGAGATACCATTAACAACAATATCTACAAACTTAGATAAAATTGGTACAGGCTTCCAGTCTAAGTTTAAATAAGATAAATCACCATTAATAGATAGCTCATCTTTGTATTTTTGTATTGACTGCTCGCCTCGAGCATATAATCTTAATTGGTGAAATTGATTCCAACTAGTTAAGTATCTATTACCATTAGTACGCCCTTGGCCAAACCATTCGTATTCGATAGCTTGCCCAACCTGCGTTCCGTATTCCCAGCTTGCTTTTTCTGCATCGCTCACTACTTGACTAGGGAAAGCGCTATTGGTGTTAGTATATATACCCATTTAACTTATTATTTTTGATGTTGAACCTTTATTATCGTACTTTTTAATACCTAGATCTACCGCCTGTGGTTTTTGTCTAGGTGGATTAGGTGCGTATCTGTGTTTATTACAAGCCATTAAAGCTAACCCCGAACTTATAGATGCATCGTGCTTTGTTCTATTATTAATATCAAACTTTGCCCAATCTTCTAATGTTCTTTGAAAATACACATCACCATAACCGGTTTCTTTTAAACCTACGAAATCATTTATATAAGTTTCTATAGCCGCAGCGTGTGCTTGTTTAATGTCTTCACTTGAATTAGGTATTCCACCTAGTTCTCTTTCCGTAACAGAAAGTTTATTATATTTTTTATCAGGCCTATTAATTGAATAGCCTCTATAGCCTCTTCTTTTAAAATGATACAATAATCTTGGTTTATTATTTTCTGCTAGTATTGGCATTCCGTAAAACACACAAGCCATTAGCACATCTTCAAAAAATATTTCAGCGGTTTGAGGTCTAGCAATATATTCTAAAAAGAAATGATTAGGAGGTACATCCTCCATGCTAAATTTTGTT